CCGTTTTATCCAGTCTTTTGGAGCATCCATTGATCTTAGGTCCTCCCCATTGCCACCCCATACATAGATACCCCTATTGGTCTGCGTACTTAATACCTCTATGAATTGTGTGATTAGCGTTGTAATGCTCATTGCCCGTTACCTCCTGTAGTCACAAGCTCCCATAGATTAGTTGCCACATCCGGCCACTGATCCGGCCTATCCCATAGGTCTACCAGGGCGCGGTATAAGGTGCCGCTGAAATTGCGGATACTGCCCAGCCTGATAAGCGCCCCGTCGCCAACGAGAGGGGCAAACAGCTCGGCGTTGTCGCTAAGATTATCATGCTGCCCCTGCTCGGCCTGCACCACATAGGCCGACGCTCCCGCATCGATCGCCTTGCGCGCGCGTACCAGTCTATCACGGTCAAACGGCATCTGTATCACCTCCTATGAGCGTGTCAATTGCTCCCTCACACTCCGTTACCCGCGCGTCAAGTACATCCAGCGCGGACGGCGCATCGGGGGGGGGCTCACTGTAATCAAACACCAGCTCGTGCGGGTCTTGTGACACGTCGACCGATACCCGCCCGTAGCTGCGAGCAAAGCTATCCTCGATGGCGGGGTCAGGCTCCAACCACTCCATATAGGCGTAGTTGGTTAACCCTAATTCCTCTGCCACCTCCTCAGCGGGCAATATAATGATAGCGCCGCTCATCATGTAACTATAGAGCGTCTCACCTGTCTGAGTGCCATAATATAATCTCCTAACAAACATATCTATCCTCCTTAATCGCCAACCGCGTACCAAGACACATTGAGCGTCTTGGCCCCCGTGCCCTGAACAGTGATTACAAATCCATCATCGCTCGGGCTAAATGTACCAACGTTGGCTGGCCCCGTTGCATCAGCGTACCGTGCTATCGTCGTGCTACCTGTATCGGCTCCGTAGCCGCTTGTCACCGTCGTTTTACCGGACGAGCCAACAAATGTGACCATCGCTGGTCTAAATCCCAGCTCCGTAACGGTGACGGCCTGCTCCGCCGTGATGACGCTGCCGTTAGCGGTCTTGGTGCCGCCCGACGGCTGTGCCTGTCCTGTCATCACCATATACCCAGACGCGCCGCCATGCTCGACGCGGAGTAACATGCGGATGTCCCGCGTTGGCCGCTCGTGCCAACACGTCAGCAGCACGCCCCCTGGTGTCGGCGTACCGTCTGTCACACAGCAATAGGCCGCATGATCGGCAGCTCTCTCGGTGATGCTGATAGCGCTGCTCGTGTACTTGGCGGTGATATAGTCGGTGCTCGTTATACCGGTAACGGTTATCTGTTGGGTACTTGGTACGCCATCCGTCCACCCGCTGGCGGGGACGGTGACGGTCTTGTATTCAACGGACGCGCCACCGCCGCTGTGAGTGTGGCCGATCAGCGCGTATATGTCGTCATGGTTGTGATCTGCGTCCGCTTTACTCGCCGCCAAATCATATGCGGCCTTGACGGCTGAGGGAGTTGCCGCTGTGCCGCCTGATATGCCCGACGTGCTGTTGGTAGCGGTTGATAGCTTCGTGTGGCCGTACACTGTCCCGTTGCCCACGCCATAGGTATTGGCACTGGCGGCGTGACTGATCGGTGCGTACACTCTATCATGGTTGTGTGTCGATGTCGCGGCACCGATCAGTGCCGGCGTGATTGGGTCACTGCCACCTGCCGCATGCGTACTGGCGTGCGCGTCTGGAGTGCCCCCGCCCCCACCTGTAGGTGTGGCCCAGTTAGTGTCGTAGTCCGCGCCGGACCGCTTGACCAGCATTTGGCCAGTCGTGCCGCCCGCCGGTATACCCTGACCAGCGGGGCCCGCTGCTCCCGTTGCTCCGCGCGCTCCCTGTGGACCCTGCGGGCCCGTAATATCAGCCAGTGGCACAAGCGTCTGCCATGTGGCATCGCCGACATAGCGCCACTCTATAGCGGTAGTACCCTTGCGCAGTTCGATTTCACGGCCGTCAGTGCTAGCACCTCCCAAACTGCTCGCGTGCCCTGTCAGGTAGCAGTAACCCGCTGTACTTGCGGTATGCCAGCCAACCAGTATCAGCGATAGGGGACGGTCGGGCTTGCGCTCATAGCACAGTAGGTACAGGGCAGCTGGGCGGGGCATAATCGCAGATACACAATTCCAGGCGTTACAATCTGCCGCCAGATCATTGACGTCTCCGCCGGTGGACGCTATACCCGCGATCATGTAATCGCCTGTCTGCACGTTAGTAAGCTGCGTCATCGATGCGGTGTACGGCGGGGATGAGTTACGCCACGCTGACGGCTGTATCGTAACCGACAGGTAATATGGGGCTGGGGCGGCGCCGATCATGGCCGGGGTTATGGGATCGCTGCCGCCAGTAGCGTGGGTGCTGGCGTGGGGACCACCGCCGCTGCCCCAATTCGGGTCAAGCCATCGTATATCATAGTCTTCATCGGATGCTTTAACCGGTACTTGATTCGTTGTTCCTCCAGGCGGCAGACCGGCTGCAGCTGGCGCGGCTCCTATGGCATCCAGGACCTCTGCCGGCGTGGACCAATATGGAGCCCCGCCGGCCCCCTGCCTAAGAAAGGAGCCATCTGAGGCCGGAAATGCCAGCTGCCCCAGCGCGTCTTCGCTCGGCGCGTATACCAGGCGGTACGCCGTCCAGCCAGTCGCTCCGGTACCGCCGTGACTTATGGGGGCCGTACCATGGAGATCGGCAGCGTCCGGCTTTGCTTGACCTACTGCAACCCAACATGTGCCATCATACTGCACCAGCAAGGGTACGCCACGTGTAAGCCATGCGCTGGTGTTTCCGGCGTTGCCTGACGCCGTACTGCTTGATGTACGTCTGGATATCGTCTTGGCACCCAGCGCATTTACGTTCAGCGCAGGGTTTGGCGATGTACTTGATATATGCGGGATTACAATTAATAACAGGCCCTTGCTGAGGCCTGTTATTCCTTCGATGTTCGCCGTATATGTTGATCCGCTGCCGGATGTGGTAGCGATCGGGACTACATTGATCGGCATCTGACCTGTGTCTATGCGCCCATCAATAAGATCCGCTTTATCTGCCAATGCGGCGTCTATTTTGTCCATATTGATGTTTTGGACACCTACATCATATGCATCTGTTAAGGATGGTTTAGCAAGATTATAGTTTGGTGTGGATTCAGGCATGCGTTATCACCTCGTTTCTGAGTTGTTCATGAGTATATCTGGCCAATTCGTTATGAGCGAAGTTTGATAATACTTCATGCGTGTTGTATTTAAGTGTAAGATCAATCTGCATATTTGCGGGCACAGTTCGTTTTAACAGATCCTCGACAGCTTCATATTTGCTCCGCGCTGTCAGGTTCACCTTGACTATTAACAGATAGTCATTGTGCTGCAGGTTGATGGAGTATCCGTCCGTCCCGCATAGATTGTCAAGACGCTGACATAGTGACCTTAACGTATAAGGGCGCTGGTCGCTCAGCAGCGTCAGCGTCCTGAACCTCCTATCGTCAAGCGTGTCTGTGCCTTTCGGGACTATCCCTAAGATAGATTCCCACCTGGATATCCCGTACTCTGTTGCCACCTGGATAAACTGGTCATTCAGCGCAGCTTCTATCGCGCCCCAAAGCCGCGATATCTCCTCCTGTTCAATGTCCATTATCATACCAAATTCTCTGACGCCTTGAAGTACTGGCGGAAGATAATCAATCAATAGTCTATCCATTTATCGTCCCCCTCACAGGTATGCTGTCAGGCCCCAGCTCCAGGTTCTGGGCTCTGCCGTTAATTGAGGTGTCGGCTATATCCATTATGCCCGTCAGTCCGAGCAGGCGGGTCTCGATTTGACTGATACGGACTATAATGTGGTCAATATCAGCCCAATCACGCGCCAGTTCGCCCAAGTATGCGTCTATCTCCTGTTCGACGTACGGGCGCACGTCCTCCCAGGTCCAATCATCCTGATATGTAAGGGTGGTCTTTATGTTTACCGTTGTGCCCGTTACTCCCTGCACAGTTACCACATGCCCTATGGGTGCTATCCCTACCCCCTGCCCCTGACTGCCTACTGGATCTACGGCGGCCTGTACGGCGTCTGTCAGGCTGCCTGCCGGCACCCCGTATGCGGCATCAATGATCACCAGCTTTACCGTGCCCCCTCCTGCCCACACCGGATATACCTTGACGCCGCCTACGCCGTCCAGGGCATTGACGCGTTCGCGGTAATCAGTTACGTTACCACCAAACGCCTGTGCGTTCAGGCTGTCATAATAGCGCTTGCGCAGATGATCCGTTTCTTCTTCATCTTCTCCAGGCACCAGGACGTCAGATAATATCGCAGACTGCAGCCCGCTAATGTATTCTATTGGGATCAGATTGCCGTACTCTGTATTCCCCTGCTGGCCAGCTGTCTCGCATCTTAGCTCGAATGTTCCTGCCGATATCCTTTCCGTGACCTCATAATTCAATGTATTAAGAGAGAATCTGGAGCCTATGGGGACGTCTATATTGAATATGCCTTTTCTTATTGCGTATGTCGCCTCCTCTGCGTAGATCCCCCTCTCTGCGCATCGCAGCACGAGAGAATCCCTTCCTGCCGTATCAACAAACGTCTCACTAAGCACTGTATCAAGCTGTATATACATGTTCTGCAGTTCAACTGCTGCAGGCGCTATTGCATTGTAAATTACAGACCCTTCCCGCGTATCTATGCTGGGATTCTGTTTTTTTATCTTCTCAAGCATCCTCGCCAGCAATAATTCATAAGTAATATTTTCGTACATCAGATTAGCACCTCCATATCGGCTGCTACATCTCCATATATTGTGCTTATATTAAAGCTTGCAATAACACGGCATCCCCTTGATTCAAAAGCGAAGCCGCTTACATCTTTTATCCTTGTATCCTGTGTCAGCGCTTCCGTTATCCTTCGTTTAAGCTCCGGAAGGACATATGGTATCGGCATGCCATATAACTCTTCAAGTTCTATACCGTAATCCCAGCTATAGATTAGATACTTATACCGTTCCGTGTTCAGGATCAGGTAAACGGCCTGTTTTATGGCGTCTATCCCATCCGTATACCCCAGTATACTGTTTCCCGCTATATCCAGCTTGTATGTTTTTGACGCTGGCTCATCGTACGTGAAACTGTTATTTAATATATCACTCGTTCTTGGTATCATATTTACCCCCTGAGTCTGTCAAGCACTATAAACTTCTGGCCGCCCTGCACGCGTAGGAGCATAACTTTCTCGTTTTTCCGCAGATTCAGGCTTATATCATCTGATATATAACTAACAAGTGAGGTCAATATCAGATGTTCACGTCCAAGCGCCATCTTCTGTTCGACATTTATCTCTAATGGTTCAGCGCTTGTTACAACGCCGAAAAAGATCCCGCACGGCATAGAGCTCTCTATGGCGTTGCTCGCTATCTGCTGTATCAGATTTGTAAGATTAGGCAACGAATTCACCCCCTCTCAGCGTAAGATCCATTGTGTGCAGGCCATTATTAAACGTATGTTTTACCTTTTCCGCCATCATGTAGTTCTTTATGCTGATATCTCCAAGATCCATCATGACAGCAACTGAACTGCCAGCACGTACGCGCAGGTCGCCAAAAGCATTCTTTATAGTTAGATTGCGCGTCTTCTGGTTGTGCAGGCTCAACAGCGCATCCGCCTTTGCCCTGCCGTTTGCATTATCGCGCATCGTCTCAAAGTATTGAAGCACGCCCCAATCGTTAATCCGCTGTCCGTCCTGAGCGATATATATATCCCTTTTACCGGACTCCTCGTTTTCGTATGCAAGCTTAATCCTGTTGTATGTTTCGCCATCTATGCTGCTTGTATAGTCGTAATTTTCCCCTGCTTCGCTATCTATTAAGATGTTGGTCTTCATGTTTTCCGCATCTTTCAGCGCGAGCCTGCCGAAATCATCATAGAGTACATATAATCTTCCTCTGCTTTGAAGTGTCAGGTCAAGCGCTGTCTGTATAATGTCAAAAAGTGTTTTGTTATCCTCTACTCTGGATTGTATCCTGAAGCCCGTATCCTCAATGACTCCGCAGTTAAGCCTGAAGTCCTGCGCTATCATTTTTATTAATTCTGACGCCGTCTTGTTTCCATAAACGTATGTATCCTTGTTTTTAAGGTATCTGAGCTGGTCATATGCTGTTACCGATATGGTGCCGTCCCTGCTGCTCTTTTTCTGGAACACGAATCCATAAAATAAGTTGACACCGTCTATGGTTAACCTCACGGCATTGCCCTCCTGAAAGCTTAGCCCGCCGTCCGGCATAACCGTAAAGCTTAATTTCCCTGGAACTCCTTTGCGTTCAAGTTCCCAGCTTATTCCTTCCTTTACAGGGGGCACTTGCAGACTGCCGCCGTTGCTTATAATCAATTCTGCATTCATATGAAATACCTCATGGATTCGGCAGCGTTAACACCTGACCTGGATATATCAGATTCGGATTTTTAATTTTGTCCTTGTTCAAGTTATAAATCTCCATGTACCGCGATCCCTTTCCCAGATACCGCTTTGCTATATTCCACAGACAGTCTCCCCGTTTTACCACGTATGTTTTGGCCTGCGGGGGGCTACCTGTGGGCCTTGGCTGATATACAACGGCGTTTTGCTCCTCAAGCCTAACGGTCTTGGTTCCATAATCCCTGTACTGCTTAAGTTTGACTGTTGCAACAACATCGTTTCCCTCTTTTGCATCTTCTTTTATCGTATAATCTTCAAGGCCGACCTTCATGTTTGTATCAAATATCAGCTCACCGGACGGTCTTAGTCTTGTCACGATAAACTGAAACGGTTTCTCGTCTGTTTTAAGCTTCTCTATCTTTTCAAGATAGTATCCGGCCCGTTTAAAACCGTCCGGATACTGGGCGAACGGGTATCGACGGTCAGGAAGCAGGAGATCAAATGTGATTTCCGTAAGCCCCGCGCTTTTGATTATATTAACCTCGCTTTCGTTTATAAGTGTAACGGTTTTATTCTGATTTTTTATCTTGAGCTGCAACTTGGAAGGGGCAACCGGCATCTGAGTGCTGGCAAGATATAACGTATACGACATCAGTTATGCACCCCTTCCGCCGCTGTCGCCATTGCGTTGTACAGATTGTCTTCCAGATAAGATATCATCCCGTCCAGGTCGGTGTTTGAGCTTACATTATTGTTGACACCTCCCATATCTATTTTTATCTCGGCTGTCGTGAACCGGTTTATCGCATCGCGCTCAGCTATGTCGCGCAGATACTTCAGATCTTCCTCGCTCATCTCCATTGAATCGGCCATTGACGCCGTGTTGCCTGCCGTGCTTCCTGTGTTGTCGTATATACCTCCCAGCGAACCGCCTAGCCCGTATGGGTCGTCCTGGGATGTATTGTTCGCCGCGTCCTTGTTCCTGGCATCAGCAGCATAGTCTACTGCGTCCTGCCAGATATTACTGGCGGCGTCAACGTTATCCGTCCATGCAGACGACGCTTTGTCCGCCATGTCCTGCAGCTCCGCCTGCCTTTTTGCCCTGTCTGCGGCGATCTGGGCTTCGTAATCCGCGTATGCTGCATTACGGCTTTCAATTTTCTTTTGAGCGTCTGCCTGTGCATCGTCCCCGAATGTGACTCGCTCTATCAGCCCAATATCTACTCCAATCCACCCAAGGACCGAATTAAGCCCTGATATTAGATCGTTGATAAGATCAATGGCTCCGTTAACCACCCATTGCAATCCCGACATTATATCAGCGCCGATTTGCGTAAAAAAATTAGCGATCGAATTAAAAATCCTGTAGGCGAACATCTTGATCTCTTCCCATGCGTAGACTAATTTATCTCCCGCCCATAACAAGCCATAAAGCATCCAGTAAAAGCCCGACAATATAGTTGCCTTGGCATATAAAAATCCCACTTGGATCGCTGCCCAGGCATAGTTCCAAAGCACACGAAACCCGCCAACCTTGTTTGCAAGAGCAACTATACCGGCAATTAACCCTGCAACAGCCAGCATGATCCAAAATATTGGACATGCCATCATCGCCGCGTTGGTCGCCAGCTGGGCTACTTTCCATGCTATCACAGCCCCCACTATGCCCCATATAATAGGTTCTACCCATGACCAATTATCGGCCGCAAAGCTGATTACGGTCCCCATCATCTCAAAAACACTAAGTACTATTTCTGCAAATTTTTCAACCGCGCCAGATGCCGAATCAAGGAATTCCTGAAACTTGTCACTGTTAACAAACTCCGATATTTTATCCAACGTAGGCTGAAGTGCGTTAATTGCATTATTTTTAAATATTGTCCATGCCTGCCCAATGGTCATAGGCATATCCTCAAATCTGGCGTTGGTATCGTCTGCGGCAGACAGCATGGCGTTTTTCACTATATCGGCGGACAGCTGCCCTTCTTCCGCAATCCCCCTTATCTGGCCTATCGGGACGTCAAGATAGTCTGCTATGGTCTGTATGATTGTAGGAGCCTGCTCAAACACGCTGTTCAGTTCTTCCCCGCGCAGTACACCCGATCCCATTGCCTGTGTGAGTTGCAGCATGGCTGCCTTGATTCCCTCCTGAGAGGTGCCGGCAATCGCGAATTGCTTGTTCAGCTGTTCCACAAATACTACCGCTTCCGCATTGCTGCTGAACGCGTCCCTGGCAAGAATCCCCATCTTGGACACAGCCTCAGCGGTATCCTGATAAGAGCCTCTGGAGCGCTGGGCGGACGCAAATATCATTTTTTGGAGCTGATCCGTGGTCTGCAGTCCGTCATTCATCATATTAAGACGAGCCGTGGTCGACGTCATTTCATCGGAGAGGTCGAACATCTTTTTAATGCCTGCGGCCAGACCTATGGTGGCGGCCAGCCCCGCAAGCTTGGACTTAAGGTTTCCGGCAGCTCCTCCACCATTCCGCACGTCCGAATTGAACTGTTTCTGTGCGGCGTCAGCCTGGGATATTTCGCTTTCTATGTCGTCAAATGCAGTTCGAGCTTTTGAGAGCTCCTCTCTGGCCGACCTTAAATTGCTTACATCTATAGCATTAGCGGAAGCCCTCTGAACTGTCTCGAAGCCGCTTATAACTGCATCCAGGGCGCTGCTTATCGCCCTCAGCGGACGGGCCATACCGTCATACAGGCGCAGTGTCGCTTTTATTGTGGCCATATCTCCATCACCTCCTTGCACATTTCAATCCACGCACCAGCACGGGTGCGACGTCTATCGCTCCATCACCTCCTCGTACGAAAAAGGGCGGCCATGCCGCCCCAAAAAATCCTATTGTCGGTTGATTATTTAGCATAAATACGATATAATGATTTCACCGTTCTCCATTATTGAGCGGCGTGATGGAGTAGTAGCTGTGCGCTTGGCTAGAGGGAGCAGCTACTATTCTTTTTTGCGTACGCATGGGTATTTCAATCCACGCACCCACATGGGGTGCGACAAAGCGCTTTCGGTAAATGGAGCGCGTTATTTGTTCGCGATATTTAATCGGCTCAAAATTGAGCTGATTAAATTCCTCTGAGCCGTCTAACCGTATTTTACAACTCTGTTACTATACTTTCTTTTTTAACGCTCTTGAACGCGTTTAAAAATCTTACCGCAGATAACTTATTGGTACAATCGAAAGATATGCACTTCAATCCATCTTCAGTATTGGCAAGAATAATCAAGCATTTTGTGATTTTGGCTGTTGTCTTCTTCTTTGCCCTTCCCCCTATAATCGCACCAAGGGGGCCAAAGAGCATGGCACCTCCGATTGCACCGCCCGCGCTGCTTACGTACGAACTCTGTATCTCTTTATCGGTCTTAATTGAGACATCTTGCACTCTATTCATATTAAGCTTGATCTTCTGGTTGTTTCTTTCAAACTCATAGCCAGCATCTGTTAAATACAGCGCACATTTTGCCCCCTCGGCAAAGGGTAACCCCATTAAATGCCTTAACTTGACTTTGACCAAGAAGCCCCGTTTTCGCACCTTACGCCTGTTGATTATCGCCCCCGAAATTATAGATGCTATACCTATAATTGCAAACACAATGGCCATTGCAACTTCCGCCATTATAATTCCGACAAGTGCAAGTAACAAAAAAACGCAACCCAGTACCATGAGTATAACAGACATGTCGTAACACCTCCTAACTACATTCAGTATATAATTCAAAAGAGGCGGTGTCAAGATTACCGCCTCTTTCTGGCCCTGCTTTTTCTCAGCTCCTTCTCCTTTTTCTTATCCTCTTCCGTTTTTTTCATAACACAAGCCGCGATAAACGCTTTTGTGTACCTGTCCTTGGACAGATACACCTCCGGATGCCAGTGCAATTCGAGAAGGCAATAATAGGCCATGTTAGCCTCAAAATCGCCTTCTTCTATCAGTTTTTTGCGTCTTCTACTAAATCTTCAAACGCAGTATCAAATCCGTTTATTTCCTGTATTTTAGATAGATATTCTGCGTACTCGCCAGGTGTCAGCATAGCTTTAAGCAGTGCTTCCGCACCCATTACGTGGTAACTGTCCTGCAGTCCCTGATCGTTGAGATTCGGATATACGGTACATTGCGCCGCAAGCCTGCCAAGGTATTCGTTGTAATCGGTTTCCGGCGCGTACTGGCCCTTTCTACCAGGCATCCGCACCCGTTTTGTACAGGCCCTTCTCAGCTCCTCATCCTCTGCCGATGTTATACACCTTACTTCCCAGGCCACTGGAGCGCCGTTCTCGTCAATAAACCGCTTTGAAGCGGTTATCTTCATGTTTTCAACCTTGACCGCATTCTGAGCCAAAAATGATGATAATCCAGACATTTTTCATTCCTCCTTCTTTTTATGACATTCCGTTCAGCAGTGTGAACCTTTCTGGGATCTCAAAGTCTTCAAAGGTAAAATCCATATCCTCATCCAGATACTCGCCGTCTGCATCGAACTTGGCAAGGATTCCACCATCCATGTTGCAATCCTTAAGGACTACCGTCTGCCGTCCAACGTTGCTTGTAGGATCTTCATTTGTCACCTGAATATCGAAATATACGTCCTCTCCAGTATCCTTAAAGCGTTTCATTAGCTCACGAAAAATACTGGTGTTGTAATAGAATGTTGCGCTGCCCGTTCCCTTCCAACTGCTGGCCTTGTTGCCCTTGCCGGTCTTGCCAAGGATGGGAAGTTCACTCTTGTTCTTCTCAAAATTGGCTTCAAGGTTGATAGCCTGCATGAAAAAGTATCTGTTGCCATCTATAGTTATGTAGCATTCCGCCAATGGCGCGCTTATCGCGTCGGCCGATCTCATGAATTTGCGCATAATTGCACCTCCTTAATTGACCACAACTGTCATGTACATCTGCGTCATTGCGCTCACCGGCGTGATCAGATCCCTCACGACCACGCTTCGCTTTGAATCGCCACGCTCAACCGTGACGGCGTCGGGCGAGAAACCCTCTATGGCCCGTATTGTTTCAAGTTCCTGATGGTGTTTCACTATGTCGTTCCAGAGACTTATCCGTCCTGCAGCATCGTTTGGTATGCTGCCGTTATATTTCGTATTAAACAACAGGGCAATATCGTTTGCAATCTGATCAATGATTCTGACGGTCTGATTGCTTTTGAAGTCCTCATTTTTTTCCTGGGTAAAGGTGGTATAGGTATTTATATCTTCAAGCACTCTTATCTGATCGCCTGTGCGGTGGAATATAAACTTGCCTGACAGTAAGGCCTGTTCCAGCTGGCTTTGTGTATAATTGGCGTCTATGTCAAACTCTCCATCGTACAGCCTGTTGGTATTGCTCCTGTTTATTTCCTGGCCGGCAGTTACTCCTGTTACCCAGTAGACAGCTGATGCATCATCCTGAACGCCGCCGACGCTGTTCTCAACGGATATAACGCCCTCATAATCCGCCTGTTCGTGACGATGCAGAACGCATTGGAATTTCGCGCCAACATCATCCCTCATACGTTTTGTGAAGTTAGCAAACAGCGACTTTACTGTTTCACTGTTTGACGGGCATCCCAACGCATTAAAAGAGTAGGATTCAACTTTGTCCAAAAATGTTTGATATGAAGCATCAGTCATAGATCCGTTTGAGCCCCCTGTAAGAGGGGTGCCCGCAGTCAGTTCCAGTGTTGACGACGATTTAAATTCAACAAAATCGTTATCCAGCAGCTCCGCCGAATTTTTAACCGTTTGCTTATCAACGCAGAACGACTCAAAATAGGTGCTCACATCGTAAACAGGCGACTCTGGCGTCGAATCTTCATTATTCTCAATAACTATTGTGATATCATTTCCACGTATGCCCGAACATCTGGCCTCAGCGTAGATATTTGATGCTTTCTCTCCGCTATTCAGCCTGTAAAAATATGCTGTCCTCGTATTAAGGAACAGGTCTCTCAGGCCCTTAAGCTTATCGTGTTCATAATTATAACCAAACAGTTTCAGCGATTCAAGGGAATTATTCTGGATATCTGCGGCGTCGACGGCAAAAACCCTGCCGTCTTCGCCCCAGTCCATCTCCAGCGGCATCGCTGCGTATCCTCTCTGCGACAGCGCAGAGGAGCCTCTGCTTGCACTTACAAAGTTTATATAACATCCTGGCAAAATCTTATTCTGGTTTACAAATATACCGCCTCCAAGAGCCATATTATTTTACCTCCATAAACTTTTTCAATATTTCTTCTACATCTTCAAAGCCATACATTTTTTTATCCTCAAGCAATACCCCCAGCAAGTCCGCCCTTGCGGAAAATCTCCTTGAGTCCAGGATTGTCTGCTTGCTGAAAACAGGCGTCTCTCTTCTTGCTTTTTCAGCTGTGTTAATGCATTCTGTCATTATATTATTTCCTTTCAATGCGTACCCGTACTGATTAACAGCGTTTCCATGGGATCATGTTCCTTACATTCCGCAAGGAACATATCGTAGCTGATTAAAAAGTGCAGCACGCCATCCGCTTGTTCATAACTAATCTTCGTCCCGCGAACCCTGCTTGTGTCAGCAAGTTCGATAACATCCATCTCTGACAGCATTATTTCAGCTGTATCATAAAGTTCGGCAATGTCATTCTCCCGCTGCGGGAAATAGTGAATGTCAAATGCATGCTGTCTTAAATGGCGGCCTCCCATCTTCAAGATATCGGCAACGTTCAAAACAGCAATAAAAAAGCAGGGCCTTTGCATGTCCTGCACAACTTCTTCATCAGCATATATTCGGACGCCATCGCCGAAAACAGCATTAAGCTTTATAGATATGCCGTCAAGAACTTCCTTTACCATTAATTGCATCCTCCATGTATTGATCCAGCTTTTTGTCTATAATCTTTTGTGCCTGCGAGTCAAGCTCTGCAGTCGATCTTGTAAGCATAAACCTGCCGCGAACCCACGAAAGCTTCAGTCTCTTACCGATTGCAGGGACAAACCGTCCTGGCGTCTGCCTGTGCCCATACTCTACGTAAGAGGCATACATAAGCGGATTAATTACATCTATCTGATGTGTACCGCCCTGTTTTGACGGGCGTGTAGCCGCCCATCCCCTCCGCAAAGTGCCGGTTACGACGGGGGTATTCTTTTTGGCCTTGCCCAGCAGTCTGGCGGCCATATCCTTGATGCATAACAGGCAGAATGCATCAAGGCCTCCCTTTTGGAGGTTGTCAAGTCTCTTTTTCAGCTCCTTGAGCTCTCTGAAATCAACTCTGCCCCATTTAGTCATTATGCCCACCCCCTGAATATCTCGACGGGTATCTCCTGATGGCCGGAATAGACCGCTGCCTTACCGCTTTGCCCGTACTCAGCCGTTACGCCGTTCTGTGTCACAATTATCTTTGATCCGGTCGGTATATCGACATATCGTGACAGGAACAAAACGGCTTCCTGAGTTACCTGATTGGCGTTTAACGCTCTGTCGACCGTGTCTATCGTCTTATGCGACAACCTGCACGGCTGTCCTGCAACCACTGTTGTTTCGCCAAATACGGTTCGCTTGTTTTCGCTGACCCTGCCTGTTCGAGTCACAATTTCACACGTACCGTTCCATAGCTTTGACAGGACCCGTTCAGTATCTACCATACCAGCCTCCGATACTTTGCAATCCCGCTTTTTCCGCTTGACATAAGATAGGATATAAGCGAATCAAAGCGCTGTTCCGGAGTGTTGTCGCCTTCACCTATGGCAAACGTGATACTTGTATCGCCTTCCTGTATTTGCTTTACAGTCGCTTCAAAATCAAAGCCTTCCAGTAGTCCGGCCTCCTTTTTAATCTTTAAGTATTGCCCTGCGCAAATATAAACCGCCGACATCTCTAGGCCCTCAGGGAGCGCAAGCTGGTTTGTTTCGTTCTTAACGGTCTGTGTAACGCTTTGAATAACAAAATCAAGCAATGAATCGTTATCGGATACTGTTACGCCCATAGCATTAAGAAAGGATATTACTTTTTCACGCAACACTTGAAGCACCGCCTCTTCTCAATCTTCAGGAGTGGCTTCAGCGGTCTTGATGATTTTTAGAATGTCGGCCTTATCAGTTGAGCCGCCAAGATCAATATTCTTTTCCTTGGCGTACTTGGTCAGTTCCTTAACCGTCATAGCAGCCAGATGGTCGGGTTCTTTGAATTCGCCTTCTACCGTCAAGCCCATGGCTTTTAGTTTTTCAGCGACTCTCTGATCCTCCGTGAGGAAGACACCGCCTCTGAAGGTGGCAAGGGGGCGATTTTTTTCGCCGTCCCAAATAACACCATTTTTCTTTCCAATAACCTTAAACATAGGTCATTCCTCCTTATTCATTTTTTAGGCCGGTAATGCAGCCATGCAGGAAAGCGGGACCGTGTGCAAGGCCTATCTGTCCGTAAAGCTGAATCCTGTCGGAAGCGCCTCCTTTGGCAAGAGGCTCTTCGAATAATACGCCCTTACCTGGAACTGGCTGGAATACTGGGGCAACATGCGCTATGTCCGCCACAAGGACAGAATCTGCCGGCATAAAGCGGTTCCAGACGATACCAAGCTTACAGAAATCCGTTTCAATCTCTGTCACATTCATCCCGCCTACATTGCGGGGGGCGGCGGTGTTATAGCCCAGCTGGGATTCGTACAGAGTGGTTACGATCTGTTTCTGATATGAACCGCAGAACATGATCATGTTGTCAAAGTATGCGCCATTTTCGGCCATCTGGAGCATCAGGTTCTTTATCATTGCCGTAGTCAGTGTCCCCTCAGCCGCCGCGACATTGGCGGCAGTTGCGGCCAGTTCCAGCATTCCTCTTGTTTTGTTAGCCACATTCGCGCCTGTAGACTTCTGATAGGTTCCACAGATGAAAGAGTACTCTACGTCGCGTGCAATCTTCTTCAATCTCTGAGCAACCTGCCATGCCTTTTCATCAGCGGGGTTAGGGGCCTGACCAGCGGTGTTCAAGCCGGACATACGGCCAGCATTGGACTGTTTGGCATAGGTTAGATCGATCACTTCCTGATGGATCTGAACAACATTGGTTTCCTGCGCCCTTACAATGTGGGCAGCGGTGGGGGCGGTGGCGGAAGCCTGTTCAGAAATTTCAGGCTGCGACGGATCAGGCTGGTTAAACTGAATGGCGGTAGGGAATTCAAAGTTGTCAGTCATTTTACCGCCAGTCAAACCACCGATCATAGACAGAAGGGGGGTCTGCTTTGGGTCGCTGGTAAAGAGTTCTCCTGCGTAATTGGGCAGATTCCAGGTCGTGCCCAGGCCTGTTACATTAGTAGGCATAAATCATACATCCTTTCAAAAGTTTTGTTAAATTACAAAAGTGAAATGCCTTCGGACGCCGCTTCCTGTTTGATAAGAATTGCGGCGTGGGTATCACCGTTTTTACGGGCATCGGCCAGGCGGGTTTGATACCCCTGAAGTTTGGGATCGGGCGAGGTAGTGGCACTACCGGCTGGAGCCGCTCCCGAAATACCGGATTTATTGGAAGTATCAGCCTTGAAAAGAAAACTGGTCTCCTCTGCCTTTGTCAGCTTTCCGATTTCATCAGCAAGGCCTCTGAGCGCGCCATCATCGGCCAATTCAGCCTTTGCCAAGAAATCCTTCAGCAAAGGAATAACGGTAGCGGGGTTGATTGCCTTGGCATCTGAAAGAGCCTTTTCCACAGCGTTGTTTATCTTCATGGCTTTGATTTCAGCGGCGTGGGATTCAGCATCCGTTTTGTTCTTGGCCTGAAGTTCATCAAACTGTTTCTTCAGGGCTTCCACGTCACCAGTGGACTTTTTCAGCGTTTCAAGCTGAGTGTCACGCTCTTTTATTGTTGCTTTTGCTGCCTTAAGTTCAGCGCTGACTTCATCATAATGTGTTTTAGGTACATATGCCTTGTTTAACTCTTCTGCGATTTTGTCAGCCTGCTCCTCAGCCAGTCCCATTTGTATAAGGGTTTCCTTTGTCATATTGTTTTTCTCCTTTCTGATATATAAAAACGTTTTTAACCGCTTTTCGCAATTACTTTACATATGCCTTTTCCCATGTGTTATAAGTCATATCTGACGAAACGTAATATATCCCACCATCTGCGCCGCGGGCCGCCCTGTCTCCTGTATTGTTGTCAAAGTGCGGAACAGTACAGCCTCTGCACCTGGGATGAAACGGAGGTGCGGTTACCGATGGCGCAAAATCAACCATATCGAATACACGTCCGTCCATATCCCCGCATATTTTACACGTCTTACCGTCCAGAGTCTCTAAGACTTCAAATTGCTCGACCTCTAAGTTTTTAAAGCAGTCTTTATGCGCCAGGCTTGATATATAGGCAGACTCTGTCAATATAATTCTTTCAGCATTGCTTTTTGACGTCTTAAATTTATCCGCAATAAAACTTATAGATTCATTTGGCGGTCGTCCCAGCAATATATTCCGCGTCAACTGGGAATGCAGATCGTTAACCAGTGCGGTTTTGCTGCGCCATATCCTGTCGCTAAAGGTTCTACCGTCCGATGGCCAGGGCCTGTTTAAAACTTTTATTAATTCGTCTTCATTTATCGCTGATATATCCCACCCTATAGACATCCCCTTTTGAATTTCAAATGCAGTATGGTAATATCCATCCAAATACGTCCTCTTCAGTAGCTTTTCTGCAACGCTAAACTGCTTTCCAAACAGTGATTCCAAGATCTGCTGGGTTTGGAGTTTCAGCGATTCAAGCCTTGTTATGTGGAATTTGGCCGATGCGTTCTCAAGCTGTTTTATCCAATCAGAATTCAGTTGAAGCATCTCCCCGTGCCTGATATATTCGCGGACATCCCAATGCAGTTCGGATAACTCGCCGGCCTTCAATAGACGCCGTGCCTGAGCCATGGTGATCTGATTGTTGACGGCGAACCTCGCATACCAGGCCAATATCTCTTTTTCAATCTCGCTTTGAGCCTGCTTAAAATAACGGTTAATTTCACTTGCTGCCAGCTCCGCCTTCTTTCGCAGGGCTCTTTCAATCAACTCAAACCTTATTTCCCAGTAATCTTTACTCTTCATTCTTTGGTTCCCTATTTGGAACTGCCCCGAAAGCGTTATGGTACTCATCGGCGGCAGCCTGTTTTTCAGCTTCAAGTCTTGATAGCTCCATCTCAATGTCTGTTGTCCACGGATGTTGTTCCACGATTGTTTCAGCCGACAATATCCCGACAGATTTCCCACAATTATCAATGCTTTCACTTTCATTGATCAGAATATCCCGATTGAAGACAATAGTTATATCCTCATTGGTGAAATCACCCTTGCCGGTATTGATCAGGTGATGATTGATGAACCAAAGCAGTTCCTCAAAAGCCGCCTGAAATTCGGTTTCCATACCATTTGCATCCAGATCTATGTCGCTGTACATGGATTGTATATTCATTTGATTGGGATTGCCGGAAAGCCTGTCGTCTTTCGCATCGTATCCACGGGCGTTTTCAATCAAAGCTTTTTTAAAAAGCTCAAGGATTGATTTGTAGTTTTCCGAGTTCACATCTACAGTTAATGTACTTACGCCACCCTTAGCGCCATCTCCGGTTCGTACCTTAACAGCCCCATATGTTGCAAGGTTGCGTCTGAACTCTCCCAGGTTTTCGCCGTCATAGTTTTCCAGAACCAGTATGGTGTTCCTTGCGTCCTCCTGCATATTGTTTTCGAAGTCCGACAGCATGGTGTTGATGCCGTCCTGCAACGTCTTTACACGGTTGATAAGCGGTATTTCCTGTTTGTTAAACTTAAATGCAATAAGAGGGATGCTGTCCCAGTTATACGCTATTAAGCCGCCCCTTTCGTCCTCCACTTTGAAGTAAGGATCGTGATCGCCTAGTTCAATATCAGGCACAAGGGTATTTCCATCAAGAATGTATCTATGTATTCCATCATCTTTGAATATTTCAACTTTTTCCGCGACCCTTTTGGCGTATCCATCCCATACCTGCTGCAGGTAAAGCCTGGCTGCGCAATCCAGGACTGTATGATCATCGTCCCGCCAAAACGGCAAGATTTCATACGGGGGGAACCTCCTGAAGCATAACTCGCCGGCGTTATTATAATATACAAACAGCCAGCCAATTCCGCCGTTAACACTGTCCTCGCCAACGTATTTCAGGAGCCTTTGAAACGACCTGTCTAACGTCCGGTTAAGCAGGCTAGCGTATGCCTTATTTTTGCAGTTTACTGTAATCGGCTTCCCGAGCAGATAATTAACTTTTTGGTCAACCGCCTTTGCGTACTGATTATCAACGATTTTATTGTTCGGCAGATTCTCTACAATCTGCATGTGGCCATCTTCTCCGATTACAGTTCTTTTTCTGTCCAGTATATCGTGCTTGCCGACATAATAGCGTTCACCTATAATTTGATTTAACCTCTGCTGACTGTTTTTCCATTCATGTATTTCCAATGCAAAAAACTGAAGCTCGGTAAGGCCTGCGCCCTCTTCTATTAGGCGCTTAATTCGTTCTGTTTCGTTTAGGAACATTATTGCATATCTCCTTATTTAAAACTAAAAGCCGGACCGATGATTATATCCTCCAGCCCATAGCGCATGGCGTCCATCAGATGATTATAGCCATCAATAGGGGCGTTGATCTTGCTCCCAAATCTATCCTCATCCCATGTGTAATTGCTGATCTCGGTCAGGAAGTTTACACAGCGGGGGTGAATGATTATTTTATAGCCCTGAATATACTGAATCCCATTGTTTACGCTGTCTTTGCCCTTTCGGGCCCTGGTGATCCGAGAAAGGCCAGCTTCCCGAAGCTCATCAATGCTTTTCGGCTCGGCTGAATCGGCCTTGATGCGTTCCTTGCTATAACCCATGCTGGTCACTTTTTTCGCAATCATTTGGTTTGTTAGAGCTTTTTCGTATAATTCATCAAATACCCAGATATTCTTTTCCTCAACACTGACAAGGCCACAGAAAAGTGCTGTCGGATCATTGGTATAACCAAAATCAAGTCCAAAAACTGATTTCACATCGGTCCTGGCGCTGATTTCTGTCACATTAAAGTGTTCTTCCCTCCAGTTCTCATATATTAATCCATCCACAATCCCCCAGTCCCCCAGACCGGCTACGCGATACCGGCGAGGGTTGTTTTGCTTCATGGTCTCAAACACCTTTAAATCAGCAGCGTCTAGCCACTCATTGCACATATAATTGGTGGTCATCGCCAAAATGTCCGGCGAGGGCTCGGCATCAAAAAACCTTTTCTTGATCCAGTGCCGTTCATTCCACGGATTAAATGTCAGGGTGATTTGCTTGAACAGTCCGGTTTCCGGCGGAATGGCCCCGCGTATGCTTTCGTCCAGCATATTGAAGTCTGCCTCCTTGCTGATCTCATATGCCTCCTCAATCCACATCCAACACAGATAGCCCGTTTCGACAGTAATTGACGCCACCTTTAATGGATCATCAAGGCCTCTGAAATAGATTTTCTGGCCAGTAGGTTTATATGTGAGTTCAAGCGGGCTCTCCTTTACTTCCCAAAAAGCGTCTACGCTTAACCGGTGTATTGCCCATTTCAATTCGGTGAAACAGCTATCCTTCAAGGTTCGGAAAACCTTGCGAACAACGAGCGTGTTGGCCTGGGGATATTCCATCATACGCTTGATGATGTTCAGCGCTGTGGTTTTGGACTTTTTCGAAGCACGGGAACCCTTGCATACACGATACCGGCCCTTAAACCGCCAGAATGTGCCGTACCCTCTGCCAACAACCTCAGGCAGATTGATAACTTTTGATTTAGGATTAATCTTCAATTTGATCATCGCCAACTATAATGACAGGGACAGTACCGTCCAGTTTAACTTTATCTGCAAACATCCCCAGATGCTTTCCGCACAGTTCCAGGGCTTTCAGCTTGTCGGCCAGGCGGACTTCGCGTTCTATGGCCTGTTCGATGATCGGTTCGCCGTCTTCATCAAAGTCCTTGTGCGGGACATATTTGACCTTCATTCCGGCGATCGCGGCCAGGTCGTCCTTGATGGCGTCAGGCTTCACTTCCGCCGTGTTCAGATCGATCACCTGGGAAGGGTCGACGAAGGCGACGCGCGCCAGTTCCCGAAGCACACGGTCTGCATTTATCCCCGTTCTCCGCGATCTCTCGGCCATAGCTTTGTCTATGCGCGCGCGGATTTCAGGTTTTTGCAACAACTCGCTCCCAATGCTGCCAGCGCTTTCTACGCTGTATCCGGCTCGAATTGCGGCCTGAGTTGCGTTCAGGTCGATTAGGTATTCGTCGCAAAATGCTTCGTTCTTTTTGGTCAATCGGGCCACTATCTCACCTCCCACCAAAAAGGACAGCCTCAGCTGCCCTCATCCTGTAATCCCCGCTCCCGCGGTCTCCGACTATATCCATTATACCACTTGACTAACCCCCACTACTGTCATCATTTATAATTTTTATAACCTTAACCCCCTTTTTTCGGCGAAGCAGCGTCTAGCATACGCCAGCCATCTATACAGGGTCTTTTCGCTTGCCGGTATCTCCAACTCAGCCCTATGTATCCGCTCGCTTATCTCGCCCTTGGGGAGTTCCCTATCCGCGTACGCCATGTACACCATATACAGCGCACGACGCGCCGCATACCCGTACCGTGCCTCCAGGGCCGCCACCGCGTACTCAGCCGCCTCCAGATCGGCTATAGTGGCCACAGTGTCGTATACGGCCTGCTCCGCCCGCATAATAGCCGCCTCGGTCGGACTGCCCAATCCCGTGCCGCCTTCACCGCGGCGCGCCAGAGCGGCGTTATATATCTTGGCTCGGTACCGATCGGCAGACCCCTCACGGGCCAGCAGCCTAAACGCTGCCGTGGCGTAATCGCGGTAGTGGGATTTCAGCATGGGTCTGTCTCCTCAATTTCTATGATTATCCTTGGGTTATGTCTGTCAACGCCGAATTCATCCGTAAATCCGGCGATATCTGACCATCCGTCATTTTTCAGGTATCCCGCTCGTACCAGCGCGTCCTGCACAAACTTGCGTGCAAAGGCTATATTGTCCTTGTCCCTTCTTCGATTCGGCTCTATCCAGCGGTAATGCATTTTAACAGGGCTTTTTATGTTCACGCTGCCAAGCTGTGTTCGCGCTATAAGTCCTATTGCGCTCTCTGTTCTGCGCTTGAGGTCGGCTGCTCTTTGCCTGTGGTTTCGCTCCGCGTCTATGTAGGAGTTCAGTCCTGGCAGGGTTCCCTGTATTGTCAGCCTGTATCTCATACTCCCTCCTGATCGTCATCGTTGTCAAAGCTCGCAAACAGATGATCAAGCTCCCCGTCTTCATATGTGCGCTGCTGGTAGTTGAGCGCTCTGTTGGGTTTGCCTTTTGGGGCCTGTGTTGGGCCCTGCGGCAGCTCGTCATCCCATCTGCCCTGATTGAGCCAGGTAGCGGGGTTAGGTATATAGCGACCGCTATCGCGTTGCCATTGTTCCGCGCTCTTGGCATCGTTAACAGCCTTGATAATGCGCCCAAACAGCTCTTCGTTAGGCTTGATTTTCCTAAAAGCGTTTAAGGCCGCCTGTTTGCCTACCTTACGCGGATAGGTCGCCCAGAATTCGTCAAATCGTCTATCAGTCAGGGTCTTGGAGGGCTGTTCACGGGTCTCGTTTCCCGCTGCCATTCCGGCCATTTTAACCGTTAGGCTCTCGCCTGACTGAGAGGGCGCCGCCCCCTGGGGGGCTATTGGGGGGACGTCTGGTACGGTTTGGTTAGGTACGGTTTGGTTAGGTACGGTAGGAGCGTTACATGGCGTTACATCAGCGTTACCTTCTTTATTTCTTCTGTAACGCCTTACGCGTTCCCGCGTTTGTTCCTTCTGAATCTCCTTGCGTGCTATCAAGTTGCCCGCATAATCAAGCCAATCGTGTATTGTAATTGTCTGGTCATCCCTATCAACAAAGCCGGCCTCCACAAATGCATTCAGCAGCATATCGGCGGGATCGTCCCATAAGACGGCGTCCGCTATGTCTTCAGGATCATATTTTGATATATCTCCATCCTGAGCAAAGTCCATTGCCCAGTACCACAACCCGTGAAGATACCCCACGGCAGTAGGTACGGAGATTTTAAGCAGCCTGGCAAGCTTTTTGGTTTTAGGATGTCTCCATATTTCCTGATGGCTTTCAATCCATGCCACACCAGTCCCTCCTTGCACTTATTAGCAGACATAGACTTCTGCGCCCGTAAGTTTTTGTATTTCCTCTCTGCAGCGCCGCTCATCGCTGTTATTAGCGCTCAAATGCAACAGATATATCTGCCTTACCCTGCTCAGATCGTTTGCCTTTAGCGTCATTATTAGATGCTCCAGGCTCATATGGCTTCTCACCAGGCGGGGGACGAGCTCGACGGGTATGTATCCGGATTCCACGCTGGCCGTCGCCTTGGGGTCCAATTCCCTGGTCTCCACGCCCTTTAAGCCTCTTCCCGATGCGCTGAGG